AGGGAATAAATTATGGAAAATATGGAACAAATTATTAAAGATTGTATGATACAATATAGTGGAGCAGTTTTACAATCTCGTGCCCTTGTAGATGTAAGAGATTGTTTAAAACCTTCTGCTCGTCAAATTTTTTATTGTATGTACACTGATAAATTTACTTCAAATAAACCTTTTAAGAAAACCCTTAAAGCTATAGGAAGTGCAGCACGAATGTTTATTCATGGAGATTCCTCTTGTGAAGGAATTATTATGCGTGCCGGACAGCCTTTCGCTATGCGTTATCCACTTATTGAAGTAGAAGGTAGTGAAGGCAATCTTACAGCTAGTGGAAATTGGAGTGCACCTCGTTATACGGCTTCAAGATTAAGCGGAATAAGCAATTATTTATTCCAAGATATTGAAAAAAATACAATATCTGAATGGCATGATAATTATGATGATACAGAACAATATCCCACAGTTTTACCTTCAAAATCTTTTTACAATATAGTTAATGGTACATTTGGTATTGGCACTGGATTAGCAGCTTCAATTCCTCAGTTTAATCTTATTGAATTAAATAATATCTTAATTAAACTTCTTAATAATCCTGATATCCCAGATGATGAATTAATAATTATGCCAGATTTTGCTACGGGAGCTATTCTTCTTAATGGAAATGAAGTAAAAGAATCTTTGAAATGCGGTTCAGGTGCTTCATGTAAATTAAGAAGTGTAATTAATTGGAGTGAATCTGAAAGATGTTTAATTGTTACTGAAATTCCATATGGTGTATATACTAATACTATTTGTGGAGAACTTGAACAAATAATTGAAAGTGAAAATAACCCTGGGATTGAAAGATTTAATGATCTTACTGGCACTGAACCATTAATTAAAATTTATTTAAACAAAAAAGCTTCTTATAAGGAAATTCTTTCTTATCTTTATAAAAATACTTCCTTACAATATTATTTTGGTATTAATTTAACAATGCTTGATAATGGTAGATTTCCAAAAGTATTTACTTGGAAGGAAGCGCTTCAAGCTCATATTGAACATGAAAAAGAAGTTTATAGAAGAGGATTTGAATTTGATTTAGCTAAAATTGAGCATAGAATTCATATTATAGATGGATTACTCATTTGTTTGGCTAAAATTGATGAAGTAATTTCTGTAATTAAAAATTCTTCTTCTACTAGTGCGGCAAGTCTTAATCTTCAACGAAATTTTCTTCTTGATGAAGAACAAGCAAAAGCTGTATTAGCAATTAAATTAGCTTCATTAGCTAAACTTGAAGTTAAAAAATTAGAGCAAGAAAAAATAAATTTGACTGAAGAAGCTACAAGGCTTAAAATTATATTAAATAATCAAAAAGAATTTAATCAGCAACTTATAAATGGTTGGAATGAAGTTTCAAAAAAGTTCGGTGATTCTCGACGTACAATTGTATATAATAATTATGAAGATGAAAAACCACAAAAGCTGATTAAAAATCTTGATATTTATATAAATCTTCATGATAAGTATATTGTGAAAGATAAGGGTAAACAAAAAATAAAGGTATATAAAAAGGATAGAATTGTATATAGTATGAGTTTAGGCATTGAAGATAATTTTTATTTGTTTACTAATGTTGGAAAATGCTACAAAGTAGCTATGGAAAGTTTTACAGAAGAAACTGAAGGAGATGTTGCTAAGAAACTTTCCTATGAAGAAGGTGAACATACAATAGGTTGTTATAATCCATTTGCACAAAATAAGTATATTTTCTTTGTTACTAAATATGGTCTTATTAAGAAAATGGAAACTAGTGAATTTTTAAATATTAAAAAAGCTAGCTCTGTTATCACCTTAAATGAATATGATGAAGTAGTTACAGTTCTCTTTGGAGAAGGTAATGAAGATATTATTATAGCTTCCAAACAAGGACAAGCAGTACATTTTGCTTTAAATGATATTGTCGCATATAAACGTGGCGGTAAGGGTGTAGCAGGAATGAAACTTGAACCTTTGGTTGGAGAAGTAGCTGATGCAGCACTAATAACTTCTGAAACAGCTTATATTGTTACAGATACAAGTGATGCGTTAATTAAACGTACTCCTATTTCAGAATTTCCTATTCAGGGTAGAGCAACAAAAGGTCGTATTGCTCACAAACTTAATGAAAGTGAAGTACTTGTAGAAATTTATGGTCTTGCCGCAGATGAAACAATGTATTATTCTGAAAATTTTGGTGATATTGAAGTAGAAAATATCCCCGAAATAGGTCGTGATAAAAAAGGTGCTAAGATTTTTTAATCTTAGTAAAAATATTTTTGACAAGTTATACAATATAACATATAATTATTATATAATTAAAAATAAAGAAAAGGAATTAAATTAAATGGCTATTAGTGAAAATACTCAAAAAGTTTTGGATTATCTGAAGGATCATCAGGGTGAAATGATTACCCATGAAACTCTTGCAGAACATCTTGGTTGTACAGTTAAACAGGTTATCCCTATGGTTACTTATTGGGCTACTGCTCGCGGAGGTAACAAGGCTATGCGTTCTGAACCTGTTGAAGTTACAGTAAATGATGAAGAAGGTAAACCAACTACTAAGAAAGTTCGCTATATTTCTTACGTCGGTGACTAATATTAATATGTAAATTATATACCCCTATGTAGTTAATATGTAGGGGTATTTTTATCAAAACAGTAAATTATAATTGCAATTAGAATATACAAAAGAAAAGAATAAATATGGAATCAAAAGATACAAATAAAGTAGTAATTGTTGGATTGTTAAGTGAAAATAATGTAGAACAGCGGTCTAAGGATGGACGTAATTATGTTACTGGCAACTTTAAAATTAAAACTGATGATACAAATGAAGTTGCGGTAAATGTCTTCGCTTTTGAAGATACTAAAAAGGGAACTAAAAACCCAGCTTATACTCAAATTATGAGTGTATGTGATAAAGGTATTAGTCTTGCGGCTTGTGGTGGAGATACTACAAAAGCTACAAAACTTCGTGCAAGTGGATGCCGTTTCGAAGAAAATATGTTTGTTTCTCGTTTCAATAGTAATATTGTAAGCACTCCTCGTGTTTCTGGTTCTTTCTTTACTATTGGAGTTAATGAAGATAATAAAGCTAAATTCGATTGTCTTATTAATATTCGCGCCTTGAAAGATGAAGTTGATTCAGAAGGTGATGAAACTGGTCGTCTTATTGTTGAGGGTGCGATTATGCAGTTCAATCGTTGGGATATGATTAATTTTGTTATTGAGGGTAAACAAGGTGTTGATTATGCCCGCAATAATTGGGAAGTTGGAGATACTGTTTCTGTTTCTGGTAATATTGTAAGTAAAACTACAACTCAAAAGATTGTAAAAGAAGATAGTGGCGGTTTTGGAGAACCAGAAGAAGAAACTCGTACTTATCATAGAACTGAATATATAATTACAAGAGGTTCTGAGCCTAAAGAAGATACTTTTGCTTATGAAAAAGCCGAAGTTAAACAAGGTCTTGCAGATAGAGAACGTCGTAAAGCTGAACTTGTTGAAGGTGCAAAAAAGCCTGCCGTAAAAGCAACAGCAGATGATGATTTTGGTTTTTGAGAAAAAGCTATATTATTAGATGAATGGTTAAAGGAGTAATATGGCAGATATTATTGATATTCTAAATATCGAACCTAACAAAGTAAATGCTAGTCTTTCTGGTAAGTATATCTTGTTATATGGTGCTCCCAAAATTGGTAAAACAACTTTCTGTGCTACTCAATTGCCCAAACCGCTTATTGTAGCAACAGAGGTTGGTTATAAAGCAATTCCTGGGGTAAAAGCTATCAATGTAACTAAATGGACTCAATTTAAACAAATTATTAAACAATTGGATAATCCAGCTGCTCGTGAAATGTATGAAACTGTTGTTATTGATACAGCAGTAATTCTTTCTTCTCTTTGTGAAGAATATGTTTGTCAGCAAAATGGAGTATCCAGTTTAAGTGAAATTCCATATGGTAAAGGATATGCTCTTTATGAAAAAGAAATGTCTAGTGCATTTCGTAAAATTACTATGATGGGATTAGGACTTGTCTTTATTACTCATCAAGAAATTAAAGTTAATAAAAATGATAAAGGTGAAGATTACGAAACAATTCAGCCAGTATTAGATAAACGTTCTATGAAGATTATTAATGCTCTTGTAGACTTTATTCTCTATATTGGCTCTGAATGGAATGAGAATGGAGTTAATGAACGTTTCTTCTATACTAGAAATACACCTTTTGTTGTAGCTGGCAGCCGTTTCGGCAATCTTGCTCCTAAAATTCCATTTACTTATGACGCTTTAATTTCTGAAATTCAAAAAGCTATGGAAACTTCAGTAGAAGGAAATAATTCTCTCATTATTAATGAAGAAATAAAATATGAAGAAGAAACTAAAAGACCTTTTACTGAAACAATGGCAGAAGCAGGAGCTATTTGGGGAAAATTCCCTAATACTCAAGAATGGAAAGATAAAAAAATGAAAGTTGTTGAAGAATATTTTGGTCAACCAATGAAACTTTCTACTGCTACTCCAGCTCAGCAAGATTTGGTTGAAAATGTAATTCAAGACCTCAAAAATTTGCTTTCAAAAGTAAATTAGTATAAAATTATAATATATAAATTTAGTAAGCCGATATGTAAATTTATGTATCGGCTTATTTTGTATTGGAGAGGTTATGCCAAAATGTCCGCATTGTAATAATGAAGTAAAAGAAGAAGATGCAATATATAACACAAAAACAAAAAGATATTATCATGAACAATGTTATAACACATTATTAGATAGAAAAAAATTAATAGATTATGTTTGTGAACTTTATGGATATAAAAAACCTAGTGTAAAAGTATATCAACAAATGGCTAGTTATTATGAAAAAGGCGTATCTTATTCAGATATGTTATTGACTTTAAAATATTTCTATGAAGTTAAAAAAGCTGATATAAATAAGTCACAGGGCGGCATTGGTATTATACCTTATATACTTGATGAAGCAAAAGAATTTACAACTTTAGAAAAATTAGAACAAGATAAGTTAATAAATAAATTTAAAAGTAATGCCGCAACACAAAAAGAACCTTTAGTTGTTCATATGGTTGAACAACAAAATAAAAAAAGAAAAAACATAGATATAAATATGTTGTAAGGAGGATATTATAGCTTCCTTAATAGATAATAATAATACAATGCAAATTATAGGTTGTTTAATTTGTAATCCAATGTTATTAGCTGATCCTAAAGTATATATTAATGAACAATTAGATTTTACAGAAAAAATGCACAAATTAGTATATGGAGCTATTTATAATTTATTTAATAATGGATTAACAAAAATTTCACCTATTGAAATAGATAATTATTTATCAACCTATAGTGTAAGTTATGAATATTATAAAAATAGTAATGGGTTACAATATCTTAATGATGCAGAAGATTTTGCAGAACCCGATAATTTCTTTTATTATTATGACAGATTTAAAAAATTAAGTTTGCTTCGATATTTTAAATCACAAGGATATAATATAAAAGAAATCTATAATGAAGATATTCAATCTCCGAAAAAAGAAATTGAAATGGAAGAAAAATTTAATCAAATGAAATTGGATGATATTTTCAATTATTTTAAAACGAAGATTGATACAATAGAAAAAACTTATAGGAATAAACACACAGATAGAAGTATAATTGCCGATGAGGGTATTGAAGAATTATTACAAAGTTTTAAAAATAGTCCAGAAGTAGGTTTACCGTTTTACAATGATATTATGAATACTATTGTAAGAGGACAACGAAAAGGAAAATTTTATTTATCTTCATCAAGTTCTGGTGTCGGTAAATCTCGAAGTATGTGTGGAGAAATGTGCCATTTAGTATATCCATTTAGATATAACAAAACTGCAAAAAGATGGATTCAAAATGGATTTAATAAAAAAGCTTTATATATTCTTACTGAAATGGAACCTGATGAAATACAAACAATGATTCCAGCTTATCTTGCTGATGTAAATGAAGAGCATATCCTCCAAGGTAGATATGAAGAAGATGAAGAAAATAGAGTTAAATGTGCAATTGAGATTATGAAAGCTTATCCTCATTTTTATATAGAACAAATTCCAGATCCAAGTGCAGCACAAATTCAATCTTTAATTAGATTTTATGTCCAAAATTATGGAGTTGAATATGTATTTTTTGATTATATATTTTCTTCACCTGGTTTATTAGGAGAATATAGAGATTTAGGGTTAAGAACTGATGAAGCTTTGTTATTGCTTTCAAATAGTTTAAAAGAAATAGCTACTGAATGTAATGTTTATATAAGAAGTGCAACACAATTAAATGGTTTAGCTTTAGAGCAAAATAATGGTAAAGAAGTAAAAATTAGAAATCAAAATATGCTTAGAGGTGCAAAAAGTTTGTCAGATAAAATTGATGTTGGATATATTACAATGCCAATAACAATTGAAGAAACTGCAAAACTTGAACCAGTTTGTCAAAAATTATGTTTGCCGCTTCCTACACACGTTAGTGATATTTATAAAAATAGAAGGGGTAGATATACTTCTGTAAGAGTATGGCATCAATTTGATTTAGGTACTTGTCGTATGCAAGATTTATTTGTAACAGATCAAATGTTCCAACCAATAAATATTCAAATTGTTAAATATTTATTTGGTGAAGAAGAAAAAACTTTTGATAATGATACTTTAATGAGAGTGATAAATGAGAGAAACATCTAGTGCCCAATATATAAAAGAAATTATAACAGATGATAATGTAAAAGAAATTATGGCTGAATATGAAGCTTATCCATCATCTGAAACTAATGAAGTAATAATGTTTCCTACTATTTGTCATAATCTTCATGCGGCTGATGCTTCTCATAAATTATATTATTATAAAAATAGTAAAATGTTTTATTGTTTTACTCAGTGCGGCAAAAGTTATGATATTTTTGAATTAATTATAACAATAGAACATTTACGAGGAAATACTCAATATTCTTTTCTTGATGCCTTATATTATTTAACAGATAAATTAAATATACAAGATGGATTTTTTGAACAAAGAGAAGAGCAGAATGTTTATCAGTCAAGAAAAGATTATTATGAAAGAAAAAAATCTAATTTACCTTTTGTATATTATGATAAAGAAATAATGAATTTTTTTGATTATTATCTTCCATATGAATGGGCAAAAGATGGTCTTCTTTTAGAAGAGCTTAAAAAATATAATGTAAGATATTATTCTAGTGAAAATCAAATGGTAATTCCTCATTATGATGGCAATAATAATTTAGTTGGAATTAGAATAAGAGCTTTTAATGAAGAAGATATAATAAAAGG